GCCTTCCAGTCCACCAGCATCTCCGTCAGGTCGAGTAGAGACATTCCCGCGATGCCGTCCTCGTAGTGCTCGGGGTGGTGAGAGTTGACGCTGTAGTGATGCTCTAGAGCAACGCCAAGTTCGTCCAGGGATGCCTTGTATTCGGGCGTCCCGTAGGTCAGCGTGGCGAGCAGCGGCGATGTCGGCGGCGACACCGAGATCCTTCTCAGCTTGTGACACGGACCGACCGGAGATGACGAGTTTGCCAAGAGCGGGGCGGAGCTGGTCGTCCATGATGCCGGTGGCGTTCTGCATCTTTGTGACCCACCGCTCGACCGCGGCGGTCTGCGCGTCGGTCGCGCCGACGGTGTTCCGCATCGTCTTCGCGAGGACTTCGATGCCCTGGCCCTCAGTCGATGCCTCCTTCATGGAGGTCTTGAGGAACGCGAACGCAGTCCCGGCAGCGACGACACCGCCCACCGCGCCAGCTATCCGCTTGAGCCCGCCGAGCTTCCCGCCCAGGTCGTCCGAGGATCGGCCGACACCCTTGAACACGGACGATGCTCGGTCACGGGCGAAGATGTCGAGGACGAGGGAGGTGCTAGCCATGCGCGACCTTCTTCGTGATGTCGTCCATCACCTTGAGCACCTCGCGCTGGACGGGGGCGAGGCCTTCGACCATCGGCTTCGTGAACCAGCCAGGCGTGACGTCCTGGGTGACCCACACCTTGCGGTTCCCGAACACCGGGTGGCGGAGCCGACCGCGGTTGATCGCGCGCTCGTCGGTCTTCCCGCGGGACGCGACGAGGCGAACCCTGGCTGACCGCTGCGAGCTCGACGTGCGCACGGAGAACTTGGACTTCGCGACCCACTCGTTCAACCCGCCACGCTTCGGGAGCCGTTCACGAGCGGACCGCTTCGCGGCTTCCTTGAGCGGCTTCGTTGCCCGCTGGATGCCCTTGCGAAGTTCGCGGTTCAGATCCTTGTCGCCCGCCTCCTTGAGCCGGCGCGACAGTCGTGCGAGGTCATCTGCGCCCTGGACGGTGACGTCAACAGGCACGACGAACCCCGAGTGCCTCGCTCAGCGCGACGACCCTTGGTGCGACCCGCTTCGGCGTCTCGTTGAGTGCGGCGTCGAATGCGGCGCGGCCGGACTCGATTGTCGGCATCTCGACCCCCTTCGCGCCTGCGGCGATGAACGTCGCGGCGACCTGCATCTCTGCGTAGGTGTGCCGGTCCTGCTCACGTCGGAGTAGCGCGTGCGCCACGTCGCAGGTATCGCGCAGGGTCAGCCGGCCCGCTCCATGTGGGCAACAGCCGCCTGAAGGTCCGGGCGACCGTCGAGAACCCGCAACGCCTTCGAGGATGAGCTCGCCGCGGTTGTCGGCTGCCCAGCCGAGGAGTCGGAGGGCAGCAAGGTAGGGCGCTCGGCCAACGCGGCGATGACGTTCATCGCCAGCGTGGCGATGTCCTCCATCGTCTGACGGTGCGAACGGGCGACGCCCAGGAACTCATCGAGGTCGTCGGGGTGGACAAGCGCGGCGGCGATGCCGCCCATCGCCTCAATCATCTTCTCGCCGTCCTCCTCGCCGAGCTCCTGCATCGCAGCGAACAAGCCGATGATTGTGAGGTCCGAGATGTCGGGGTGAACGCGTACCTCCGATCCGAACCACCCGAAGGAGTCCTCGACCGCGGGCCGTTCGGTGCCGAAGTCTCCGAGCCGCGCCATCAGCCGCGCGCCGTGCCGGCGGTGTAGAACTTGAACGGGATGCCCGACGTCGGCGCTTCGAGGTTGAACTTGCAGGCGATTGCCGCGTACTCCGGCCGGCGGCGGTTCTCGAACGAGATCGCCCCGCCCTGCAAGCACTGGTAGCAGATCAGGCGGACGGTCGCGTCGAGCGACTCCCAGCCGATCATGGAGCGCACCTCCGAACCGGGCGTCGGCGGCGTGTAGCTCGACAGGGTCGTCGTGGTCAGGCCGGAGACGACGGTGAGCGTGCCGCCGTTCATCGCCTTCTTGAGGTTCGCGAGGTTCACGTCGGCGAGCGCGAACTCGATCGAGCTGATGCGGTCGACGGTGTTCCACCGCACCGGGTCGAACAGCTCGGCGACCTTGACCGGCTCGACGCTCGTCTCCGCCGTGAAGGCGTTGCCCTCCTTCGTCGCGCCGAGGTTGATCCACGCGACCGGCCAGGCGTCGGTGAAGACGGACGCGACGACGGTGTTCACCGGTTCCGCCGTGGCGAGCGGCGCCCAGAACAAGAAGCCTGGATCTTGGAGGAGGTTGGGCGTTGCGGTTGAGTTGGCCACTAGGACTCCGTTTCAGTCGCGGCCTGCGCCGCCTTGGTGTTGGTCTTCGCGACCTGGCTCTTGTCGACCACGCCAGACTCGACGTGGCTGACAGGCACCTGGTCGCCGGGGTTGAACGCGCGCGCGCCGTCAATCGAGATGACCACGATCGCGACGTAGGTGCCATATTCCGCGTCCTGCGCGGCCTGGAACTCCTCGGCGGTGGGCATGGGCTTGCTCCTTGCTAGGTGGTGAGGGTTGCGATGACGTTCAGCTCGGCGACGGCGAACACAGCCCAGCCGGTTTGGAACGGGACCCTCCGCCACGTCACCCGCTCCGGCCGGGCGTTCACGGCCACGCCGATGCCGAGGTCGACATCAGCCAGGACGGCGAGGACCAGGTCGAGTAGGACGCCGATGCGGGTGCGGGCGTCCTGCGCCTGGTCGGGGGTCAGGTCAGGGCGGAACGACCACAACGAGATAGCAACCGTGTACGACTCGTAGCACGGACGGTTCAGCTCGACGGTCGGGTACTCGTAGGAGACTTCGACCTCGTCGCGGTCGGCGAGGTCGAGCAGGGCTCGGCCGAGGAACCCGCACTCGTCGGTGACGTCAGGGTTCCATGCCGGGAAGAACGGGATGTCGCCACCGTCGACCGCTGCGCCTTGCAGCGCCGTGGCGAGGCTTGCGACAAGCTGTGCTTCGACGGCAGGCAGCGTCGACGCGGTCATCCGACGATCGAAGGCTTCAGCTCGCGAGCCAGCCAACGCGCCACCGTCTGAGAAACCTCGTCGAAGAACACCGGTTCCGCGAGCTGGTCGCCGCCACGAGCCCACGCAGCGGCGAACTTCTGCCAGTTCCCGGTAAGGATCTCCGATGCCGCCTTCTTGAACTTCGCGCCAACTACGGCAGTGGTGGCGTAGCGGCCGGCGGTGTAGACGACCGTCACCTGCGTGCCGGACCAGCGGACCGTCGACCAGGAGGATCGGCGGGACAGGATGCCGTTGCGTTCCAGGTAGTCACCAGAGACGGTGGTCGACTCAGCGGTGAGCGCGGTGCCGACCCCGGCGGAGAACTCGGTGACGGTGGTGACCAAAGACACCGGCCACTGTGTGAGGAACACGAGCGGTCCGAAAATGTCGACCGTCTCGGTCACGGACCGGACCACGACCGGGCCGCACAGGTCGTCGAGCAGCTCGGAGATGGCGGAGTTTGCGGACTGGATCGCGACGTCGTTCCCGACGCTCGACGGCGACAGGTTCACCGCCGCTTTCGCCTCGACCATCGTCAAAATGTCGGTGATTGCCACGGTCACCCCCTCGCGAGCTGGTAGCAGGATTCGTAGGCGTCGACCCATCGGCGGATGTGCCGGTCGATGACGTACCGCTCCGCGGTCCTCTTCGCTCCGGCGCGGAGCGTGTCGAGGTTGTCGAGGGCACGGTCCAGCGCGCTCGGCCAATCCCTCGCCAGGTAGCCGTTGACACCGGGTTCGATGAACTTCCGGTACTCGCGCGACGGGGACGCCACCGCCGGGACGCCCGCGGCGTTGTACTCCATGCCTTTGCACCACGACTTCGACTCGTTGAACCGGTTGAACGTCAACGGGACAAGACCGATGTCGAACCAGGCGAGCATCGCCGGAAGGTGCTCGTACGGGCGGACGTGATCGCGGGCCGGTGGGCAGACGAACCCGCCGACGCCGAGATCGCCGAGCAGGCTCTCGTCGCTGCCGGCGGCGACGAACCGGACGTTCGGATGGCTCTTCAGCCAGCTGGCGAGCCACGGTCGGAGCAGCTCGAGGTCGCCGCCGCGCCAGCGCGCGGAACCGAGCCATCCGACATGGATGTCGGTGCGGAGCCGCCGATACTTGTCGTTGCCGGTCCAGATGTCGGGGTCAAGGTAGTTCGGCAGCACGGCGACCGGCCCGAACCGGCCGTACGCGTCGGCGAGCTCGTCGGTCGACACGGTGACGAGGTCCGCCGCGGCGAGCGACTCGTGGAGCAGAGCGATATCAGGGTCTCGGATCTCGCTGGACGCCGGGTTGTACGACGGGATCGCGTCGTAGAGGTCATCGATGTCGTACACGACGACCGCGCCGGCCGCTTGCAGGGATCGGATGATGTCGGGCGTGTCCGGCCGCATGACGCGTTGGAGGACGACGACGTCGGCGGTGTCGGGGATGGTGCCGTCGACGACGTAGTGCACGTCCCAGCCGCGTCGTTCCAGGGAGGCGCCGGGGGTGCGGCACCGATAGTGCGCGGTGCCTCCCCCGACGCCCTCCCAGAACAGGACGGACGGCACTAGATTCCCGTAACGGTACCGAACGCAGTCGGGCGGTAGACGGCGAGAGCGAGGCGCTCCTCGGAGCGGACGGCGACGAGGTTGTGCGTGAAGTCGTCCTCGTTGCTGTTCGTCATCTCGACGGTGATGCCGGTCCGGCGGAACACCTGCGCGGCGGTGGAGAACGCGCCGAGGAGCGCAGTGTTCTCCGTCATCGCCTGGGTGATGACGGTCCGCAGACCCCAGTACGTCGGGCCGCCGATGCCGCCGTTGCCGTACGGGCCGGAGAACGGGCCGCCACCGAAGAACTGGGCGTTCGCGTCGGCCTCGAGTGCGGCCTGCTCCCAGTCGTTCGGGTGGAAGACGATGCCGTCGGGATCGAGGAACGACGCGACACGGACCTTCGTGATCTCCTTGTGGATGGCGATCGCGATGGCGCCGTTCGCCTCGACGCCCTTCGCCGTCGCGGCGGTGATGGCACGGTTGAGGATGCCGGTGATGTCCGGTGCGAGCGCGGTGCCCTTGAGGAGCTGCGCCTCTTCCTCGATGCGGACGAACAGCGTCAGTCGGCCGTTGACGTAGCCGATGAGCTGGTTCATGTCCTCGAGCATCTCGTCGGTGACCTTGAGGATCACAGCGATCTTGCGGACGGGCTCGTCGACGATGTTGAAGTTCAGTGCCGCCGCGGGCTTGGCGCCGCCTTCTGCGACGGTCGACGCCGCGTTCGTCGCGGTGGACTCCACGACGTAGCGGACGACGTTGCTGGTCGTCGTCGCGGACGGCATGAGGTCGGCGACGGTGAGCCGCTGGAAGAGGATCGGCATGATGCCGGGCTGACGGTCCTGGGCGATGACGTTCGAGTTGGTGAGGCCGGATTCGGTGAACGTCGCCTTGAGCTCGATCGGGCCGGACGAGAACGAGCCCTTGCCGACCAGGTTGGAGATGCGAGCGAACTGCTCGGACTCGACGAGCTGCTCGCCGAGCGACTTGCCGGCAACCGGCTTGATCGTCTCGTCGGGCTCGGCGGTGCCGGCGTCGCCGATGATGTCGCCGAGGCTCTTGCGCTTCTCGACGAGGTACTCCTCGTCCTTGATCTTCTCGGACAGCGACTTGATGTCGGTGTCGTACTTGTCGAGCGCCTCGCGCTTCTCGACGGCGGTGAGCTTCTCGTCTTCGACGAGGGAGTGCGCCTTGAGAGCGAGGTCGCGCATGTCGTGCTTGAGGTCCGCGAGTGCGGGCATGTGTGTCCTTTCCTGCACGCAAGGGCGCGCAGAGTGAGCCGCGTCGCGGCTAGTTGGCTGTGGAGGTGCCGGCGCTATGAGGCGGCGGCGAACGCGTCGATCGACAGGAGCTGCGCCGCTATGGCGAGCTCGTCGTCGACGTCTTCCTCCGCGGCGGGCGGCGCGGCAGCCTTGGCGGCGGCGTCGTCGGTGGCGGACTTGCTGAGACCGATGATCTGCTCGGGCTGTTCCCGGTCGGCGTCGGCGTCGGGCACGACGATCTCGTGCACGTCGACCTCGACCGGGTCGCCTTCGAGGGTGACGACGGCACCGTCATCCGTGAACGTCTGCTGGAACGTGTCGCCGTCGAACCGGTCGAAGTAGATGATCTTCTTGGCGGGGTCGACGCCGCGCAGGTACGTGTTGTACGGGCCGTACGCGTCTTCGAGCGCGTCGCGGACACGGTCCTGGACGGCTTCGAGGGTCCCGACGATCGACTTGACCGACTTCGACGGCGTGCACGTCGCGCCGAGCGCAGCCATGTGGTCGTGGGCAGACTGGACGTGCTCGAGGTCGGCGGCGCTGTTGCGAGCGCCGGCCTTGGAGACGAGCACGCGGGCGGTCGGGTTGACAGGGATCGCGGTGAACGACGCTTCGAGGAGCTCGCCCTTGGTGATGATGCCCTTGGACGCCTTGCCCTTGGAGAACCCGACCGACATCGAGTCGACGATGCCCTCGGTGACGAGGGCCCGCATCTCCTGACCCTTCACGGTCGACGCGTACACGCCTCGGACCTTGAGGACCGGGCCGTCGTAGAACGGGACGGCACGAGCGACGGGAGCGGCGCCCTGCCGCCAGTCGTGCGAGTGGTAGATCGGGATCGACGCGGGGAGCGGGTCGAACGCGCCGGCCTTGATCGACTCCCCTTCCCGGTCGACGACCTCCGTGGACAGGATCGCCTCGAACTCGCCGTTCGGGTTGTCGGTGTCGACGGCCTTCACGACCATGTTGAGCACGTTCACCTTGGTCACACCTCCATGGCTCGAATGCGAGCCTTCAAGTCGTCCACGGTCGCAGCGGCAGCGAGAGCGGTGAGCACTGCAGATGTTGAGCCGTTGCAGCCGGCCGTGAACTTGGCCGGATCGATCTCTCGCAGGTCAACGCATCGGCCGAGGCGCCCCATGAGCGTCCGCACCGTGTCGCGCGTCAACGATTTCGCGCCCGGGGCCTCTTCGGCGGCGACCGGCGCGTCGGCCTGTTCCTGGGCCGGCTCCGCCGGCGTCACCGCCGCCGGTACTGGCGACGTTCGACGGGACACCTCGTCGATCGGGATCACAGCAGAGTTCACGTACAGGCGGTCCCCGCCCGCCATCGCCGGCAGGTTCGACAGGGCACGTGCCTCGTTCGGGGTGAGCTGCGCCGAGCTCACCGCTGATTGGATCGAAGCGGCGCGTTCCTCGAGCGAGCCGCGCATGACCTCGTCCATGAGGAACTCGGCGTACAAGCTGGCGGAACGGTCGAAGTCGGGCCGGAGCTGGTGGTCGAGGACCGACTCGTACTCGGCGAGGTCAGGCGCCATCGTGTCGCGGTACATGGACCGCATCTGTTCAGTTATGTTAGAAAACGTCGCGTGGTCGAGGATGTGCACGACCGGCGGCGGGACGTCGTAGGCGCCGCACACCTCCTCGCGGTTCAGCTTGCGCGACTCGATGTACTGCGCCTCCTCCGCGCTGAGCGAGAGGATGTGCGGCTCCATGCCCTCCTCGAGGATGGCCGTCTTCGCGAAGTTGTCGACTCCGCCGTGGATGTCGTCCCACTGCTGCTTGAGTCGCGAGATCGCCGGATCGGAAAGCTTGCCGGGGTGCGTCAGGTACGCGGCTGGCCGCGCGCCGTTGCGCCAGAACGCGTCGTTGGCGCGCCGGGCGGCGTCCTCGTTCAGGAGTGTCTGGCGGAGCGGCTCGAGGGGCGACATGCCGCGCAGCGTCGTGTCCGGGTTGTAGCCGCGGAAGTGCACGATGTCCGCCGCCGGGATCTCGAACGCGGCGGCGTTGGAGATCATCCCCGCGGTGAACAGGTAGGTGAGGTTGCCGTCCTGCTCCTTGCGGACGATGACGTTCGTTGGGTGTAGCGGCCACACCTCGGCCGGCTGACCGTCGCGGCCGCGGACCTTCAGCCAAAGGGCTTCGCCGTACGCCTTGCGGGTGGATGCCGTCCACATCCACAGGAAGTGAGCGTCGTGCTTCGGATTCGGGGAACGGAGCAGCCGCGCGTACGCCGAATCGCGCTGCTCGACACGTGACCCGCCATCGCCGCGCTCGTACACCTTCAACGGCAGCCGAGCGGTGCCCTTCGCGAGCTTGTTGACGACGGTGTATACCCAGATCTGACCTCGGTAGATCGCAGCGTAGGAGGCGAACTTCTGTGTGAGCGACACACCGCCCGCGTTGAACACCGAGGCCTGAGCGAACATCGGTGTCGTGTCGCCCAGGACGAGGTTGCCGCCGGAGATGAGTGCCACTTCGCCTCCTCTACGGCCGCTGCATGTACTTCACGTCGGCCCACGGCACGATGATCTCGCCATCGACGGGCGTCGACGCGGTCTTGTCGAGCGCCTCCGCGGAGTGGAGGACGATCGCGTGCCGGTCACTCGCGGCGAGCACGCCACGAAACGCGGAGCCGGACTTGAGGGTGACGACGAGCGGCGCATGCCGGCGGCGGCGGATCACGCCAGACAGGTGCTGCCAGGCGACGAGCGCGACGCCGGCCGCAACGAGGATGCACGCGGCGAGGACGGTCACGAGCCTGCGACCGCGAACTGCCAGCAGGTAGGACCGACGATGGGCCAGTCGGCGTGTCCTTCGACGCCGGACGGGTCGATGCTGACCGGTGCCACGGTGAACCCTGCTCGTGTCAGCACGTCAAGCACCCGCTCCTCGTGGCAGTTCCAGTGGTGCAGCGCTTCGGGGCAGCCGTTGTCGTTCGACGGTGGCGCGGCGTGCTCGAGGACGCTCGTGACGATGTGCCACGGCTCCTGGTCCTCCCGCCACCGGCGGAGCGTCCGGTACACGTCGGGGCCGACGACGAGCACCTCGCCATCGAGGACGCGGCGGACCTCGGCGAGGAAAGACGGCAGGTGCGGCCAGGGGACGTGCTCGAGGATGTGGGACAGCAGCACCCGGTCGCAGGAGCCGTCGGCGAACGGGAACGGTTGACCGGCGGGGACGATCACGTCGGGGTGGGTGTTGTCGGCCTCGCGGGTGTCGGTGTTCACCCACGGCGACGGCGCGCGGTGCGTCCCGCATCCCACGTTCAGGAAGGTCACCGAACGGTCACAACGTCACGACACCTCTGCTCTCATACACGCTGACCGTCTCACCAACGGACGCCAACGCCAGCGTGAACGCGACCAGCGACGAGATGTCAACCAGCGAGCTCTTGCGCGACCACAACCACGCGCCGTCGCCCATGTCCCGCTTGATCGCGCCCGCCAACGCCGCATCCAAAACCGTGTCCGGTCGATGCCGCATCCGACCTTCGAGCACCTTCGCGAGCAACGACGAGCACGCCGCCGCGTAGTCCCTCGTCGAGATGGCTTCGATCTCGATGCCGGCCCGTTTCGCGTCTTCGAAGATCGACCCGGCCGGACCGTCCGGCGAAGCGACGAACCTTGCGCCCAGATGCTCCGCCTTCAGGGCGACCAGGGCCGGGATCAGCCACCCGGTGCCCGGATGGTTCTCGAGCAGCACCGCCAACGGCCGATCTCCGAGGAACCCTCCACCTGCGATCGAGGCTGAGGCTTGGAGCGGCGCGACATCCACCGCGAACACCGACGGCGGCTTCTCCGACGGGTCGGCAGACTCCGTGTCATGCCAGGGGTCAAGCGGGATGACCGAACCACCCGCAGACGGTTCCGGGTCCCACACGCACAGGCCCTCCCGCGGGAACTCCGAACCGAGCTCCTCTGCGAGCGCCTGCATCCCCTCTTCGGTCACCCACCGGCCCAGGCCGGGCATCGCCCGATACCACGCGTCGAGGTCCGAAGGGTCGGGAACCTGAGTCTGGATCTGCCCGGCGACGACAGAGATGACCTCCGCGGTCGCCTCCGTGTACGCGAGCCGCCCACCAGTGCCGAGGATTGCGGCACGACGGATCTCCCACGCCATCGCCGAAGTCGCGAGCCCGCCGGACCCGGCGTACCACGACTGGCTGTTCGGATTGGCGAGCTTCGCCGGCCCCGACGCCGCCACATGTCCGCGGGCGAGATGCTGCGCCTCGTCGTACACGACTAGGTCAGCCTTCGCGAACCCTCGCCCCGCCCCACCAGTCCGCGCCTTGTAGAGCAGCCGCTGCCCGGTCAAGAGCTCGATCGACTGGGCGCCGTTCGCGTAGTAGATGTGCTTGACCTTCTTGCGGAGGTCGTCGTAGTTATCGAACACCGCCACCAGGCGGAGGAACGCCTCGTTCGCCGTCGGGAACTCGTGCGCCGTGTGGATGAGGAGCTGCTCGCCGAACAGGATCAGCCCGGCCAGCTCGCGGGCGGCGATCTTGTCGTTCTTCCCGGCCCCCTGCCGAGGCCCGAAATCGCCTACCCGAGTCGCCGCCCACTTCCCATCGGCACGCTCACCAAGAGCGCCCCGCAGCGTGATCTTCTGCGACTCCGCCAGCGGAAACCCGTCGCAGACCCCGTACGCGTCAGCTAGCTCGATTGCCTCCTCCGCCGCGGCGAGGCTGACCACGCCTGGCGGCAGATGGTGGACGACCGGCTCCTGCCTGCCGAACCTCACGTCGAGCAGCGATGTCGTCGGCAACAGAAACCTCCGCAGAACCGCCCAACGCCGCCAGATCCTTGACGACCGCACGAAGCTGGCCGGCGATCTGCGCCTTCACCGCCACATCCGCGTCATGCAACGCCTCCAGGAGCACCGAGCGGAGCAATTCGAGGTCGGCGCGCAGGTCAGTCACCCGGGTCCGGCGGGCTTCTCGAACCGCTCGCCGCACTCACACACCGTCATCACCCCCCGGTCAGGATGCTAGAGAGAGACGCGGACTCTTGAGGGGTCCTGGGCGTCGGGCCACAGAGATTTACCCCCCCCCTGCCTGGTCACCATGACCTGCTGACTCCTCGTTTGAGGGCGAGCTGCGCTCTGCGTTTGCCGCCGGCTCGTCGGTTGCAGTGCTGGTGGCTGGGGCCGAGGTAGGCGGTGCGGTCGGGTGTGTGGTCGAGGTCCCAGAGTGCGCCTGGTGCGATGGGTCTGCCGCATCGTGAGCAGCAGGCTTCGCCTCTTGCGACGATGGGCGCCCAGCGTTTGCGTTCGTTGACGTGTGCTGTTCCGTAGCCTCTGGCTTGTCGGCTGTTGGTACGGGTCATGCTGCTGCCTTGGTCTTGCCTGCCCTCTCGTCCGCCCACTTGGCGAGGTTGGCTTCGAGCTGGGTGTTGCGGGCTTGAACCGCGATCACGTACGACGCGAGGGTGTGGTCGCCTTCGAGGTTGGCGGCGTCGGTCAACGCGCGGTGGGCTAGGCGGGCGCGTCGTTCGGCTGACTCGAGGAGCTCGACGAGGTTGTGGCCGTAGCGTTCACAGTTCGGGCAGGTCATCGGTCTCCCCGGGTTCATGGAGCGCGGCGTGGTGCGGGGCCAGGTGCGCGCCTATGGCCTCGCCGCACCATCGCGCGCTCGCCTTGCAGCGACCTTGGACGCGACGAAACCACCCCAACGGAGGCGTACGCCTTCCAGATTGAAGTGGTGTACCTGCAGGATTACCACGGAACCCTGACCGTGTGGTGGATGGTCAGGCACGGTGCATCGTCCAGTGGTCGCCGCCGTTGGCGTCCTTGAACTCGTCGACGGGCTCGTGACAGACGGGGCAGCGCCGACCAACACGGTCGGCATGCTCGTCTCGGGGTTCGCCTTGGTAGGGGAACTCGTCGAACGTGCCAGGCCACTGCGCCTTCACTTCGACGGGTAGCTGCGGGAGCCAGTGGCGGGCCGTGGCCACCATGTCCTCCTCGTCCACGACGAGAGTCAGTCGGAGAGGTGCCAAATCTGTGTCATGCACTCCATCGTCGCCTCTCCGGTCGTCGTGTGCTCCGACCGTGGTTGGGTCATCGGTTCTCCCACTCGGCTCGTAACCGCTCGTAGTCGGCCTCAGTGACCTCGTCGTTACCCTGCACGGGTCCGTACCGAGCAACGATCCATTGGACGAACTCGGGGTAATGCGAGGCGATGACGCGCCAGCGGATGCCAACGACGGGCTTGGGGATGAGCCCTGCGAAGTGCTCGGCTCCTATGCGCGACAGTCCGGCGATGGCGTTGAGGGCGTCGGCGATGCGCTGCTTCGGGTAGCCGGGGGCGACGAGGCACCTGGCCGTCCAGATGCAGGTATCGCTGTGCCAGCCAAGGTTGGGGTCAACGCACCGGCTGTCGTCGTGGCAGCCGACCTTCTCGACCGTGTAAGTCATGGTCCGCAACGCCGGGGCGACCGGCTCGATGTCCTCCAACCTTGCGGTGAGCGGAACCGGCATCGGCGCGAAGTAGACGTGACTGTCGTCGGGCACGTCTATGAGTTGCTCGTTCCAGGGGCCGCCGAAAGCCATGAGTCGCATGGACGCAAGTCTCACTGTTTACGCAGCACCGAAGTCGTCGCCGCGCTCACGCCTGCGTGCCTGCGCCGCTCGGGCGGCCATGACCGGCCCGCTGTCCAAGCTCGACGGGCGCGGGTGGCCGTTACGTTGACGCCACTGCCGGCACGTCTCGCACTCGCTGCTGTTCGGGCGTGTCGACCCGTCCTCCAACGTTCGTACCCCGCGCTCACGAATCCGGCAGGTGCGGCACAGCACCTCCGCGGTCTGAACCGCGTCGGTCCTGCCGTCGCCCATCGCCTTGGACAACCCGCGGACGGAACGGTCGACGGACTTCCTCACAGCGACGATCCTGAGAACGTTCTTCCCGGTGGCCCGCCCACAACGCCACACAGCGTTCCCGGCGACGGTCTCCACCTCGTCGGGCCGCGAGAACACTGTGAGGCGCAGGAGAGGCCTCTGCGGACCTTCCACGAGCGACGCGAGGAGCACGTCAGCGCGGCCTACGGCGCGTACGGCGCGCTGGTAGGCGACCCTCGCCTTGTTGTCGCCGATGTCGAGGTCGAACATCTTGGCGTGGGCGATCTTGTCGTCCTCGGATTCGTGGAGGTCGACGCCGCGTTCCGCGGTCAACCCGCGGCCCGTCTTCGCGTACGCGTACCCGTGCGCCCACTTCGCCTGCACGACGATCGTCGCGAGATCGACCGCTATCGCGTCGAGATCGTTCACGCGGACCTCCCGATCATCTTCGAGACGAGCTCTTTCGTTCGAGCGATCTCAGCCAAGGTCGGCACTGGGGTATCGACCCACGGGCGTTCGCCACCCGTCGAAGGCGAGGGTGGCTGCAGGTCGACATCAGTCGACCCAGAGCCCAAACCCAATGCCCTACGGGCTGGGTTGGGCTGGGCTCTGGTTGGGGAAGCGTTCCCGCTGCCGTTCCCCGCGGCGTTCGGAACGCCGTTCTTGAGTGCGTTCTTCGCGTCCTGCGCGGCCTTCTTCTTCGCAATGAACGCAGCCTTGCGCGCCGCGTTCGCTTCCCGATCCGCTTCGATGCGCTCCTTCGACCGGTTCCGTTCGATATAGCCGTGGACCGCCACCTCGTTCGGTCCAGGCTGCTCGCAGAGCACGTCGGGGCAGTCGTGGTCGTGCCCATGCACGTTCCCCGCGGCGACGAGTTCCGCCAAGTGACGAGGCTTGTAGCCGCGGATCAGGCGCGGGATGTCGGCGCGTTTCACGATCCCGTCGGTCTGGTTGCGGGCGCAGTGGCAGATCATCGCGACGAGGAGCCGGAACGCGTCGGACGTGAGGTCGACGATCTTCTTGTGGTCAGGGAAGTTGTCGTCAAGGCGCACCCAGGGCATCAGTGGCCGTGCTCCTTGTCGTGCTCGTACCGAGCGAGGAACACGGCCTTCCGCTCGACCCACGAGGTCGGCGCCTTCCAGTCGCCGAAGCGGCCGAAGGCTTCTTCCAGCAGTTCGACCGCCTCACCGAGAAGAAGAACGGCCTCGGGTTCGGGCACGGTCGTGCTGCTCTTTCGCCGTCTCATAGCGTCCTCTCTTGCGTCGATCCGTTGGTGTCACGCGGCTTGCGTCCCGCCCGCTGGTCAGTCATCGAGCACCTCCGCTGCTTGTCGGCAGGCCACCCGCCCAGCCGCTACTCACTGACCGCCGCCCTCGTCGGCCAATCGCCTGTCAGGTGGTAGCA